TTACTTCATTGGTCGTATCATTGATTCAATAAACGCGATCTCTTCTTTTGTTAGTCCATACTTAGCATACAACTCTTCATCAGTCCAGGATTTAGAATAATCTTGAATAGGAACAAATGCAAAAACGCCTTTAGATATATTTTGAGTATTCTTTATTAGAGACATCATAAATCTAAAGAACCTTGTGGTCATATATGAAATAAGGTTTTGACCTTCAATCTTGTTATTAACAAAATCTACAATCAAATACGTTTCTGTGCAGACTGTATTTACATCTGCATATAATGGAGTAGAAATAATGCTGTGGGGATATTCATCTCCACCAGGACTAGCTTTTGAAACCAATACTTTCTTTTTGTCTTTCCAAGCAATATTTTTAGTTATATATCGTGGTTCTATAAATACTTGTTTCTGAGAAGATTTACTTCTATCGCTACGAAATAGAGTTATATTTGCTTTGCTTGATTTTTTTAATTCATAATTTTCAAAATTCGAAGGTATTCCAAACGGCAACCTCGATTGCACTCGGTTATCCATTGTTTCTTCTTTAAAACTGCGTACTTTATTTAAGATAGAGATAGCTTCATTGTACCTGATAAAAGTTGTTGAATTACCTTCAAGTAAAGGTCTTTCTATAAAAGATGTAACAATGTTACCTTTATGGTTGTAAATTAGACAATCCCCTTTTTGATCCCTATCCCATAAGAAATAACACACTCCGCCACGAATGTTAATTCCTGGGAAGCAATCAGATGTTTCTGGGAAATCATGAATTATGCGTAGATGTCTGTCATTCAGCATTTCATCTCTAAAACTATCAAGTCCTTTACCACCTGAATACCATCTTGCAGGAATAATCATCGTTAGATACCGAGGATTAAGCTTTATGGCGTTTTTAACAAACTTATCATATATAGGAGTGGCACTACTGCCTTCTCCTCCTCCATCATTCATTTGATAAGGTGGATTGCCTATAATCACATCAAATTTCATATTGAATACTTTGTGTATATCTAAGTTGTGGATAAATTGATAAGCGTGGGTTTCAAGTTCCGTTCCACGATCATATTCATTTTTCGAAGCCCCGCAATAGATACATTTACCATCTTTCCAAGTATGTCTAATACGTTGGAAGATTATATTTCCTTGAGGCTTTTCTTCAGGAAACTGATATACTGAAAACTCTCCACTCGGATATTTACTACAATAAACGCTTCGACGAGAAAGTAAACTCGTGAGTTCTGTAATAGCAATACCAAAGAGTTGCTTTGAAAATATGTGCTCTATACGTTTTTCAAGATCAGGAATTTGTTTTTCAAGCCCTTTTATCAGTCTTTTGGCAATTTCCCGTAAAAACACACCGCTTTTGCAGCAAGGATCAAGGAATGTCGTATCGGGATTTTCAAACAACTCTTGCGGCAGCATATCAATAATCTTGTTAGCCAATTCCGGTGGGGTAAACACCTCATCATTGCTAAGATTTGCAATACAAGACAGCACATCAGGATTATATACATTTTGAAACAAACTATTCTCCATAATCCTGAACCTTTTTATAGTGAGTGATATATCTGCTTAAGAATATGCCGCCCTCTTCTTTTTGATCTTCTGTTAGGGCAAAGAGGTTTCCTTCACTATTATCGTTGTAAAGAAGAAGATCTGACATAGTATAGTCAGAGCGCTGCATCTGAGTACCACCGATCAGTGTCCATTCTGAAAAGACTATGGGGGCTGTAGTATCGTTGCCATCAGCATCGACACACATCAGTGTTAGCGCATTTCCGTTGATGATATTTCGGCTGATAATAAACTTAGCCGCTTGACGAGCTTCGTCCGAAGCCTCGGCTTTACAATGGTCGGTGTATTCTTCATTCCAAATTGAGAATAAGCGTTCACGACAAGCATATACATTGTCGTTCATTATATCTACACCGTACAAACTGCCTATGGCTACGATCGCTTGCTTTTCGTAGTCACGGGGGCTTTTCTTATATTTTCTTCTTAACTCTGCGAGTTTACGTCTGAGTATGGCAGAAAGGAAGTTCCCGTCACCACAAGCTGGTTCCAGAAATCGGGAATCCGGTCTCAAGCACTCATTTTTTACAAGATCCAACATCGCGTTTACCTCACGCTCTGCTGTGAATACTTCACCTCGTTGTGCAACTCTTTCTTTAGACTTTATCTGATTCATATTCCATCTTACTAAATCCCTCTACGTAAGAGGTAGTATGACAGATGGAATATCCTGGTTATCAGTTGTTATTTAAGTCTCAAAACTCAAATCTGATAAACAATTCTATGTTTTTGAACATTGCAATATGCTTTTATTGGCTCTTAAATAGTAACAGTTGCTATATTTTGAGTAATTTCGCAGTAAATTATGTCTCTCTTACGTAGAATGTGATTGTTTTACTAAACACTTCATATGGTTCTACAAATCATTTAATATCTGTGCGTTAGCTTTGTCCACTACGGAATTGTCCAATGAAGCCAGATAAATTTGTGTGGTCGCTTCGGAATCATGACCCATTCCTTCACTGATAACCGAAATCGGAATGTTCTTGCCTTTGGCTGCACTTGCCCATGAATGACGGGCACAGTACATGCTAAGAGAAACGGATATATCGGCCAGTCTGGCTATTTCTTTCAGGTTTCGGTTTATTCCGGACATGACATTCCTGTAATGCTTGTGCGTATCCTTAAAAGAATATTTCAATACCGGCAAAAGATAAGGACTGAGGCTGCCTTCCGGGTATTTGCCGACAATCTCCTGCATACATTTTTCCCACCTGATGACCAGCTGCTGCCCGGTCTTTCGTCTGCGATAAGATAAAAATCCGTTCTGAAGATCTTTCTTTTTTAAGTGAGCCATATCTACGAACGACATGCCACGGGTATAGAAACTGAACAGGAACATGTCCCTTGCAAATTCCAGATTAGGCTGTAAGGACAGATCCAGATTCTTCATACGCTTGATGGCGGATAAGGGAACGGCACGCTTGACGGTCTTGTCCACTCCCGTATAGACATGCCTGAAAGGATTGCGCTGTTCCATCAGTCCCTTTTCCAGAGCACGGTTATATACCGCCCGAAGGATACGCATGTAGAATGAACTGGTATTCCTTACGGCCCCTTTTCCATGAAGGTAGGCTTCATAAAGCTGCATCAGGTCCGAATCGATTTCGGACAGCAGAACATCCCTGTCCCTTCTGAACTGCATGAAACTTTTCAGAGTGCAGGAATAATTTTCAGCTGTGCGTATCTTGCCCATCTGTTTGAGACGGGCTATGATGCCTTGCATGAAGTTGAAAAGCGACTGTCCCTCTGTATTGCTTTGAAAAGAAGCGACAATATCATCTGCTGTATATCCGGCTTTCCGGTTATCCAATTGGTGGACAATCATGTCCAGCCGCTTCATGTCCCATTCCATGCGTTCCTGCAAGGAAAGAAGCAGATTGCTTCGTTCCGAACTACCGACAATGATACAGCTCTCAGCTTCATTCCATTCATCCGTAAATATCCGGTAATCCGTCTTTAGCTGACGGATTACACGGTTCTGGATAATCTGATAATAGATGGTACCTTCCTTTCCTTCTATGGTGGAAGGTCTGAATTTTACTTTAACACTGGCCATGGGCTTACTTTTTAGGTTCGTCCGTAATAGACTTGTCCTTGATGGACTTCGCCTTGCTGTCCAGTTCTCTCGCGGCCTGTTCTTTCAGCCGTGCCTGCTCGGTCAGGGTGGCCTGTCTCCGTACCGCTTCCTCGTAGGCTTCCACGTCCTCACGCATCTGCCTGATCCGTCCGTTGTCCCGGTTCGGCCCAAAGAGATTCTCTAGTTCCACAAGTTGCTCGGGAGTAGCCTCTCCTTTCATCTTGACATAACGGTACTTCAGATCATTATCGGCCCGCACGTTATCTGTCCTCGCCGAAAAATAGAGAGCCACGGACAGAGCCACGATTATCGCGAACATCACGGAAAAACTCCCAAGGATGTACGGGGATTCCAAGCTCAGGCTGAAATGATGGTTGATGTTGCTTGTCTTGACGGCATTCTTCCTGATTGTGTCATTGGTCTCACAAAACAGGTTTACCATTTTCTCCTGGTTCTGCCGTTGTTCATTACGCATTTCCGACAAGACCTGTCCAAGTCTTTCCTGTGACGAGTTTTTCCTGTCCATGGAAACCATATCGTTCTTGATGGCGGCAAGACCTTCGTACACGCGAGCCAACAATTTGCGAAATGTCTCATGGCCGTTCCGGACTTCATTCAGCACGGACTCATCCTGTGTATTATTAACTGTCGGGCTGTTGCCTTCCGGCAAGGGGACGGACAACCCGTTGATTTTGTTCTCGATTCTTTCCAGGCATCCGAAGATGCTCTCGATACATTCTTCCATTTTCATATTCCTGCAATTTTAATGTTCATGAATAATTTGAATGGGAAAGGACGGACTACAATCCGAATCCTTTCCTCTTTTGTTTCTTCTTCCTGCGTCTGCGCAAGAGTTCTTCCTGAGATAACGGCTCTTCGGGAGCGGTGCCGCTTGTCGGGCTGAACAGTCCCGGTCCCGTACTTTCGAGAAGATGGCCTCCGTCCGGTATCCTTTGCTGCACCTTACGTTCGGATTCCTGTTGGGATTCCGAAGTCTTCCAGCCCAGCCGGGCATTCAGTCTGGCAAAGCTGAACTCCCGGCTGATCTGTGAAGCCTTGAAGGTCTGCCCGTCCTTAGTGAACCGGATTCCCTGTATGTCCTCCGGCCTTTTTATCTCCCGGGTACGCTTTACAAATTCCAGCCTGATGCCCCGGCGAAGCAGATAATCGTTGAACTCTTTCCATGTTCCGGAGTGCTTCAAAGCCGCCTTGACGGCATTGAAGATTTCGTATTTCACACGCTCCGAAGCATGGAGTTTCTTCACGTTAGTCTTGCCTTTGTCCTCGGCGTATGTCAGCCCGTACCTGTCCTTAAGCACTTTCGTGGCGATTTCATTACGCTTGTAATCGCCTTGGGAAGAGATTACCCTGCCGTCATACCCGATGCGGTTATAGACCAGATGGCAGTGCGGGTTGTCCGTATTATGATGCCTTACCAGAATGAACTGGGTGTTCCTTATGCCCATCAGTTCCATGTATTCCCAGGCTATTTTAGCCATAAATTCATCCGTCAGCAATGCCTTGTCCTCCGGCTTGAAGCTCAATGCGATGTGTCCGACAGGCTGTTTTATCTTCGGATTAAGCTCACGTTGGTAGTTGAAACTGGCCGTTATTTCCCGGATATTTCCCAGCAATACACCATCTGAGTCAATGATTTTTGCATTGTCTTTGCCCATCACGTAGCGGATACAGCCGCCGAAGGATTTCCCTTTCTTGATCTTGCCAATCATGACGGCCTCCTTTCTCCGTGCCTGTACCGGACAATAATCTCCTTGAGTTTCTGAAGGAGTTCTGTCACCGTCCTTTGGGTACGGTGGAATCCGGCCTGATGGGACAGCCGGGTCAGCTGGTTCAGGTTGTTCGCCATCCCCGTAAGACTGCGTATGAAGGCAGTTTCCTCGGCAGAGTGCCTGACCGTTATTGTCGTCTCAAAGGCTGATACGCGAAGAAATTCTGCCAGCGTGAGGTTGGCCTGTCTGCTACGTCGGCATAGCCGCTCATAGTCTATCTTGGAGAATTTCACTGTAACGGCTTTGCTGAGTTTGCACACTCCGCTTACTTTGGGGCGTCCCCTCGGTCTGTTTTTCTTTCTGTCATTCATATTTTCTTCTTTTGATTTTTGATTATTCTTTTTCTCACAATCTGCGACCACCGGGAGCGGATTGCCTCCACTCTTCGGGAGTGGAGCGAGGTTTTCGGGATGCCCGAAAGATAACCTCGCTAACTCCCAAAACTGAAGTTTTGTCCGTTACCCCCTCAGGTCGGCTACTGACTGTCTGAATACTGTAATGACTGGAGTCAGTAAGCAAGTCTGTCATTCCGGAAAATGTCACAACTTTCGCCACTGCTCGAAGTCTTCCGAGTAGATTTCAAGGTGTTGCCGGGCGATGTTTTCAAGCAGTCCTGAAACGCTCATTTTACGTCCTCCCAACCTGCGGACAAATTCGTCCAGCCTGTCACGTATCTCACCGCTAACAAACACGGGCTTGCGGTCTTCGATTCTCGGGACCTGAAGAAAGGCTTTCCGGTATTCGTCCAGGGAAAGTTTTCTCTGCCTGCTGCTTATACGACGTTGAGATACGGGAACGGCTTCCTCTTTTACGGTTGACAGTTCCTGGTTCTCGGATGTGGTGTCGGTCAGTTCTACCGTCCCTTCTGACTTCTCTTTTCCTATATCATTCAAGGATGATTCCCTGGCAGTCTCAATGCTGCCATCTGACGGGAGTATGAGTGACATATCCGTACCTGTCATAGCCTCCCATTCTTCTTTGGTCAATTTCTTTTTTGTTACCATACATTTTGATTTTAATCGGTTTACTCACTGGTCTCGGTGCGCACCTTGACTCGTTGTCGTGAGCAAAGGAAATGTGTATAGTGAACAGAATCAAGCAAATGGAGATACCGTGGCAATTATGTTACCCTATGCACAATATAGATTGGGCGGTCGGTGCTGCCTGCCGTGATTTGCCGGAGTGATTTCTCCATACCGGATTACTCAAGCGGATTCCGTTTATAAAAAAGGCTCATTGGATGCAGTTGATATGTAACATGATGTCATTCCGGGCAACGCATCGTCACCGGTCTGAAAATCCATTGCAGTATGATTTCTACTGCTTTTATTTGCAGTGGGAACAGAAAAAACGGTCACATTTCCAGCCGAGAATAGGACGATGATACATGATGGAATATCGGCTGTAAAGGAACTGTTCTGTTCCGGAGTTTTGAATATATGTTTAACTGAAAATAATGAAGACAATGGAAATCATCAGCTTTGAAAAAAGGACTTTCGAGGAGATTGCCGCCAAGCTGGATCACTTCGTGCAGCGGGTGGAAAGTCTGTGCCGTGAACACGGCGGAAAGGAAACAAGTGAATGGATGGACAACCACGAGGTCTGCCGCAGGTTGCGTATCAGCCCGAGAACCTTGCAGACCTTAAGGGATAACGGGACGCTGGCCTTTACCAAAATCGGGAACCGGACTTACTACCGTCCTGACGATGTAGAACGGGTAGTCGGCAACGTGGAGGACAAACGCAAGGAAGCCCGCTGGAAAGGCAAGACCATTTAAACGAGTACAAAATGTATAATCCTATATCAAACGCGTATGAGTAATGAAATCAGAGAAAAGGACCATGAGTGGGTAAAGGCGTTCCACTCGAATTTCGACAGGCTGCTGGCCATGCTCGAAAAGTTGTTGGAAAAACGGCAACCGTCTGCCTATGGCGATGAACTGCTGACGGACAAGGAAGTGGCATACCTGCTGAAAGTAAGCCGGAGGACCTTGCAGGACTATCGCAACAACGGCATTCTGCCTTACACACAGGTAGGCGGCAAGATTCTCTACCGGGCTTCCGACATAGAAAAGACACTGATGAAAGGCTACAAGGAGGCGTACAGATACAAAAGAAGCTAACATCCCAAGCGTCCCCGCAAAGAACATACAAGGATTTTGATTTTTCTGGAGGGAGCGCAGTTGACCGCCTGCCCATTTTATTTGTGTTTCTATAAAATAGCCTTCCAAAATGATAAAATAACAGCATATAGAATTGGACCCTATTTGAACCAATCTATATGCTGTTTTGTCTTTTTCTTCTGACTTTTCCGTCAGTCGCTTGTTTCCGCTGCCGTCGGCGTCCATTGTACAGACGTGAAAGGGAAAAGGTTTTCGGGCTGAATACGCTCTGAAAGAGGAAGATTCTGTCCGAAACGGCAAAGCCGCCCGACCTTTTCGCTTTCAATAGAGTCTGTACTAACTTCTATGGACGGTGAGGAAATGAGAGACTGTAATTTGAAAAAGCTTATTATTCACGGAAAAAGATCTTTTTGATTATCATCTTTCAACATAAACTTATATATTTGTACTATAATCGAATGTAGTTATGGATGTGAAAGTTAAAAAAATGACACTACAAGCCTATGATATTGAAAATGAAGAAATAGGTAGAGCATATTCTGATTTACAGGAGTTACTAAGAGCGAAATTATTGACAGGAGAAATTGCAGATGTTCGTAGAATGAAACTAAATGCTGACTCTCCTGAAGAAGATTTATTGTCGGATTTTGCACTTGCTAAACAATATATCTTTGGTGTAATGTGGCGTATTTCCCCTGCAAAAGAAGTCCCTAGTATACCTGAGGGACTTTTCAAAAACAAAACAATTCAAATAACGGATATACAAGAGAAAGAAGATAATATATTATTGGTCTGCAAAGAGCATTATTATTTTGCATTAAATAATTATTTTCTTGTAACCAATCTTCCTAAATCGCGTATTAAATCATTACAAACTTATCTAAATTGGTTACTCGAGGCTGTTAGGGGAGATAAATTATACAAATTGACTCCAAAAGTAAAAGCTCCTGACAATATGCGATTAAGTGAAATCAGTAATATTGTATTTAAGGATCCCTCTAAAAAAGTAAAAAATAAAAAAGCTCCTGAAGAAAAGAATGTTTTTAAGGTATTTAATTTTGCAGAAGGTTTCTTGAAAAATATCGTAGAAGAAGTCCCTGATTTACAAGAAATGCTTGATAAGAAAATTCTATCAGCGCAATTATTGGTAAAGTTTACTAAACCACGCAAAATGGATGAAGATGATTATGAAAAATTACTAGGAGCATATATGAAGCCAATTGGAGACGATGACGGAATAACATTTAAATTGAAAAATGGGAAAAAAATCACCGGAAGTAATATTTTACGAATTAAAGATATTGAGGTTGAAATGATTGATGATACACGGATATCTGAACCTGCTTTAATTCAAGAGATGGAGAGTTTTTTGCGTGAATTGAATAAAGAATTATGATTATATTAATTGGCATAGTTACATGTGTTATCATATCCTTGATAACTTCTTTTCTTTTTCCAGATTTAATTTTTGGAAATGGAACTGTGTCTACTCTTTATACTGTGTCTGGAATAATGTTCTCTATTGGTATGAGTTTAATTGTTACTTCGAGCGCAGCAGGAGTAAAAAATACCCGAATAAAAAAAGGCATTAGAAAGGAGATATGTAAAGTTCGAAATCATTTTATTGGATGCTTTATTTCTATATCTATTCTCTACCTTTTACTATCAGCTCTAGGAAATAAATGCAATGGTTTCATAATTTACGGAAGTTTTTCTTTAAAATATTCTCATCTACTTATGTTTACAATGATATATTCAATAATCTATTTTATTTGGAATTTTTTATCAATCCAACACCTTAATTATCAAATAGAAGATGCAGTAGACGAAAATAAATAAATATCATATATAATTAAAATGCCCTCTTAAGTTCTATTCTTAGAGGACATTTTAATTATATCAAACTAAATATTTTGGCATCTCCTAAATGTCATCAATCTATCCATATCCTCTGAAATCTTGTCATCAGTAACTTTTGCGTATCCTTGTGTTGTTCTGATATTTGTATGTCCCATCATCTTTGATATGCTTTCCATGGGAACCCCGGCAGAAACCATCAGGGTACCAAAGGTGTGACGACTTTGATGATATGACAGGTTATGTTTGAACTGATGTGAAAATCCCAACTCATGTATTTCAAACCAAATCATATCGCGTATTGGTAACGGGAAGATAGGTTTACTATCATCTGTCGTATTGTACAAGGAAATTATCTGCTCCGCCACCGGATGCAACGGTATAAAGGACTCAACGCTTGTTTTCTTACGATAAGTTCTGATATATTTCCGCCCTTCTGCAGTTGTACCTATATGATGCGGATAGAGATTACGTACATCAACATAAGCCAAACCGCAAAAACATGAAAATATAAAGGTCCTTCTTGCAAGTTCCTGCAGTGGATCCGGTTTCGGGTTGCTCATTATCTCCTGAAGCTGGTTTTTGCTTATATACATGAGCTTTGCAGGTGCCTTCTTCTCATATTTTATATCATCCAAAGGATTATACCTCAAGATTCCGTTATCTACGGCTAGATAGACCAAACGTTTCAACCAACAAAGACAATGGTTCCGATATGATGGCTTATGAGGGTAATTAGTTTTCAGATATAAAATATAATTGATGCCAAACTCTTCGGTAATATCTGTAAAAAGCATGTCCTCTTTGCCCAGAGAACGGATGTATTCACCCAGATAGTAATGATACATTTTTGATTGCCTGTAACTGGAAGTTGAATCTATTTGAATGGAACGGATTTTCAGATTTTCTCGTTCCACTTCCCCTGCTTGTAATATATACTTCGGGATGTCGGAAGTTCCTGTCATGGCTGTTTTTAGCAGTTCCGCACTGATAACGCCGTTCACTTTCAGCAGTTTAGCATAAGTTTCATCTACGCGTTTCTTATATTCACCAAGTATTCCGTTCAGTCTGTTGTTTTTGACTTCCCCTTTCTTGCTGTTCCACTCTTCTAGCTGGCAATATAACCCAGTCGATAATACAACAGCCTTTCCGTCTATTGTAATACGACACATGATTGATGTGGTCCCGTCAGATTTGACTTTACCACGGTTTATATAATATAGTTGCTTATATGTACTTCTCATGATTCTTTCTTTTTTGATTTTATAATACCAGTTTCATATCACTCGTTGCTTCGATGAATTTGTCCATATCCTCAAAAAGTTTTTTAGGAGTTACCCTTGCATAAAGCTGGGTAGTAGTCAGATTGGTATGGCCCAGCATTTTGCTGATCGTTTCAATGGGAACACCAGCCTCAAGGGTTATCAAACTTCCGAAGGTATGCCTTCCCATGTGATAAACCAAGTCACAACTTATGCCAGCAAGATCACGCAAACCTTTCATGTGCCGTCGCATATTGGGATGGTGTATCATTGGGAAAAGCTCTTCCCTTTCATCCGAACGATATTTTTCTATTAGGGCGATAGCCTCTGGCAGCAATTTGACGCGTGCCTGATAATCATTTTTCTTTCTCAGATACTTTAACCACAAATCGCCCTTGTCATCCTTGTATATATTCTCTCGGGTAATTGAAACCGCATCCGCATATGGGACTCCTGTATAACAGGCGAAAAGGAATAAATCTCTGGCTATGTTATGAGTGACTCTTTCCGGTGGTATTACAACATCACGGATCTTCTCAAAATCTTCGCGGCTCAAAGCCCGTGGTGGTTTACGGTGCTCTTGAGGTAGTTTGAAATTTACAAAATAACGTTTCTCCGCGTATCCTTCCTTAAATGCCATTTGGCAGATTTTCTTCAGGATGGCCAGATAATGTCTTGCCGTATCTACCGCAAGTCCTTTGTCCTTTAGAATATAATCCTGAAACTCCCAAGGAATGTGTTCATTCAACTGACCAAAAGCGACATCACTTGTCTTGAATCGTTTTTGAATATATTCACCAAGATACCTACGGGTATAAATGTATGTTGACATGGAGCTTTTCGCCACATCAATACCGATTCTTGAGCGCATATCCTCTATATGCATATCAAGCCGTTTCAACAGAGTCATCTGGGTTTCTACACTTCCCTGAAAAAGCTCTTTTACGGCAGTCGCGTCAAAATCAATCTTACGTTCTATAAGTGAATCAAATGCAGAATTGACGGAAAGTAAGAGCCAGTCAATTTTTGCATTAATATCAACGGCTTCTTTACTCTTTCCATTCAATCGGCTTTCTCTTGGATTCCATAACTTCGGAGTACATGACAGCTTACAACTGAATTGCGCCATCGTGTTGTTTACCGTTATTCGCCCCATTATCGGAGCCTTTCCGAATTTGTCTAGACCGCTCTTTTTCAGGTAGAGCAGCACCTTGAATTTTTCTACTTTCATACGCTTATTTTTTAATGGCAAAATTACCTGTTTTATAAGCGTTCTTTGACATGCAAAATGCTGACATGCAGTGAATAATAGCCTCTGTGACAGTTTCTTTATTGTTCAGTCTGTTACCTATTCGGTTCAGGTAACTGGGCAGCTAACATTCTGGTAACTGAACACCTGCAATATCCTGTCCATTTTTGCATTTCCTTATCTTAGCAAGAAACGGAACTAATGCTCATATTCAACCGATTACGTTTTCCTTTCTCATCCCTTCATCTGCTTGCTTCCTATATTCTGTTCCACGGGTTTCGACATAGCTATGCCGTGATTCAGATCTCCTTGGGTACTGACATTTACACCGTCTCAAAGATGCTAACGCATAAGAACGTAACCACGACTCAAATCTATGCCGACTTGGTCAATTCGAAGAAGCGAGAGACCGCAAATAAGATTTCACTCAGATAAATTACTACGATGAAACGAGGAATCATAACCAACAACGGACAAGGTATCCAACTCTCTGATGGCGAGGTATGGATGACCTCATTGGAGATAGCCGAACTGTTCAATACAACGGCTGGGGTTATCCGCGCTGTTATCAAAAGGATATTGAGAACCAATATCTTGAAAGAGTACGAAGTATGCAAGTACATCAAATTAGAGAACGGCTGCAATGCCGATGTCTATAACTTTGATATGGTTATTGCCCTGTCTTATCAGGTGGATACAGGGCATTCCATAGAGTTCAGGCAGTGGCTGATAAACAAAGTCGCACGTAAGCAAGGTCACAATATTCTGCTATATCTCAACAAGGGAACGAGTAGTACATTGTCTTGTTGACAAGGTATTACTTTTTACATTAGAATATCTGCATATTTGCCCGGAAATAGTGCAGATATTCTTTGTTTTAAGACCTCAAGCCCTGTTCCGCCAACTATTTTCACCGAAAAACAAGAAAGTTACAACTCGCTCATTATAAAGAGTGTAACGTGGCGACATTTAATGTAATATATCGTCAAAAGCCCTCTGACGGGCAAAACCTCGCATTTTGCTAAAAATAAATGATATACATTTGCACGCAAACGATTAGCAAATATCACTATGGAACAGAAAAAGATAGAACATATTACATTGCATCTGATGATTTTCGGTACAATCATCATCATTGGAGTTTTAGCTCGTCAGACAGCATTACACTATGGTTGGGACAAGTTCAGCAGCTACCTTATTCTTGTAGTTTGCTCCATCGTCATGGGTGCTATCTATTTCAATCTGCAAATGGCATTTAGTCAAATTCTTTCACCAGCAATAGAAAAGTGCTTCATGAGATTTGAATGCTATCGCAATAAGATTGTGGTGGTTGAAAAATATCCTGAACCTATTGAAGAAGTTGTAGATATAGAGCCTATCGCTCCTGAATTATTGGTTGAAGTCGAAACCACATCTGACACGCCAGAAGAGGTTTCGACTCCCATGTCTTCTGAAACCAGCGAAGGAGAGGCTAAACTTCCAAAGGAAGACGCCCCACCTTCTATTGCAGAACCCAATCAGCCATCGGAATACGAAGTGCTTCGTGCCAGTGCGATGGCTGAGAAGGAACGTGCATCCCAAGAAAAACTTGATAAGGTCATTTCCTACACAAAACGAACCTTAGTTTCCTATCTTGATGAAAAAAGTCTCCATCGCCTCTGCGGATATGTCACAGAATACTACCTATCCGAATCCCAGCCCAAAGTCGAACCGATAAAGCTCTGTTCTCAATTAAAGACCATTGATGCCATGCACTTCGGCTGGAACATCGGCAAAGCATTTGGCAAGCCACGCTTACATACAGCCACTTTTATAAAGAGGGTATTTGCCCATACCCTCCGTGATGTGGAGATTTCCACCATTGAGCGGAAAATGTCGCACACGGAATCGGAATACAAGATTAAGCTGGATAGGAAAATTGCATAGTAGAATACCACTAGGCATTATCCATTGCATCCCAATAGTCCATATCCATTTTCATGACTTTCAAGACTTTCTCGGTTTGCAATCCTAAACCGTAATCATAGATATATTCGGTTAATTGTTGGCCATTTATTAGAATAATAGTTGGTGTTCCATTAAGACTTTCCACATACTCCATTGCACCTTTCGTATAATCTGAAGTAGTGATGAAAACGCCCTTCTTTGATGGTGTTCCGGCAACAGCTCCAACGAAACTTTGAACCTCATGCCGTTGAACATTATTATCTATGGCGTACCGTTTTGCCTGTATGGAAATATGGTTGAATCCCAGAATATCTTCTTTAATAAAACCATCTATACCTCCATCATTAGTAAGTTTCGTAACAACGCCGGAGTTCTTAATCTCGCCGCCATACCCCATAGCTTGAAGTAATTTCACAACTAAACGTTCAAATTCTTGTGGTTGTTTACTTAATATCGTGGTCAGAATTTGAGACTGTACGTTCTGCTTTATTCTATTATACGAATCGGCCAATTCTTCTTCAGGTGTTAGCTCATCATCATTATTCGTATTTGATAATGAAGCGTGTTCGTTTTTCTTTTCAGAGTTCTTTTTCTGCTTTTTTGTATTCGCTTTGATAAACTCATTTATTTGCTCATCTGAGCACGAAGAAAGCATAGACAATCCTTTATCGCTAATTTTATAATCACCTCTTTGTGGCCTTTCCACAAGTCCGGCAATAAATAGATATGACAAAGCCCATTGAATACGATCTGAGAAGATTTCATCATTTCCCGAAGGATACCAAGTATTCAATTCTTCATTAGTCAATCCGAAGTGCTTAGCCAAAGGCGTACGCAAATCTTTTGCTTTCATAACGACTCCGGAACTTAGTTCTTTTAGTGCTTGTATTCGTATCTCTTCAAATTTAGGTATCATATTCAATGAATTTATTTGATAGCCTCAATAACTATTGGGATTTTCTCTTACAAAAATAGCCAAAATCCTTGTAATCACCACTTATTGCCATCAAAAAGTTATATCACAGTTATATTTTGGTGGATGATTCCACCATTGAAACACCGGTTTCCTTTGCCGTCGAACAATTAAAAACGATTGGCGTATGCAAAACGAAACAGTAACATTTGATAAGCTGCCCGAGGCGGTAGGTTATCTGACCGAACAGGTCATCGAGTTGAAAAGAATGGTGTCGGAACTTCAGCCTCCAGCATCAGACAAACACATGTTGGTTGAAATTGAGGATGCTTGCCGTATCATCCGAAAAGCCAAGCCTACCATATACACATTGGTACGCAAAGGGATGCTTCCGGCTTACAAAAAAGGCAAGAAGCTCTATTTCTATGAGGATGAGTTGTTGGCATGGATTGACAACGGGCGGAGAAAGACGGCAGAACAGACTTATGAAGAGATGCTTGCCAATATGCAAGGCAGTGTCAAGCATAAGCCTAAATCATCCTTTAACTTCTAACCGTCTGACGTATGGATACAAGTTCTATCAATCCCGTATCTGTCATAGATGAAGCGATTGATTTGAGTACAAGACTGGCTGGCACGGAGTTCCCTATCAGCATATTCCCCACTCAAATTCAGCGCATCATCCATGAGGTACACGAATGCCACAACTATCCTACCGACTACATTGCCGCAGCTATTCTGACGGCAATGGCAGTTGGTATTGGAAACACGCATCTTGCTCAAATCAAGCAGGGCTGGATGGAAAGTCCAATCCTGTATATGGCATTGATTGGAAGACCGGGAGCAAACAAGAGTCATCCTCTCAGCTTTGCCATGAAGCCTTTCCTTGATTATGACTACCAGCAGAATCAGGAATTTGAGAAGGCACTTGCCAAGTTTGATGAGCTGATGAGTATGAGCCGTAAGGAACGTGCGGAAAGTGGTGGAGAGCAGTTTCCACAAGAGCCTATCCGCAAACGTTTCTTGGTATCTGATGTAACGCCCGAAGGGTTAAGCCTCATTCATGCACAGAACAAGCGAGGCTTATGTCTATGGGCTGATGAATTGTCCGCTTGGTTCAAGAACTTCAACCGCTACAATAACGGTTCGGAGGAACAGTTCTGGCTGTCGGTATTCAGTGCCAAGACCACCATGTCCGACCGCAAGAATGCCAAGAGTTCCATCTTCATCAAGCGTCCGTACATCTCGGTCATTGGTACTATCCAAAAGAAAATCCTGAACGAGTTGGCCAAAGGTGAACGCTCCAGCAATGGCTTCATCGACCGTATCCTGTTTGTGATGCCCAATCTACAACAGAAAGCACGTTGGAACGACAAGGAACTGCCGGAGAACATCGAACAGGAATGGAATGCCATCATTGAGAAACTGATACAGCAAGAGTGTAGCCTTAACGAGTTTGGAGAGATTGAACCACGAATCCTTCTATTCACAGAGAATGCTAAGAGGCGGCTTTACGAATGGCAGCACCACTTTTCCGAACTATGCGACCGAGAGACCAACGACACGATTGTCAGTATCTACTGCAAGTTGGAGATATACATCATCCGCTTCTGCTTGATAATCCAATTAGCCCGATGGACTTGTGGAGAGTGTGATAAGACGCATATCGACCTGTTGACGGTGGAGCGAGCCATCAAACTGACGGAGTATTTCAAAGAATCTGCATTGAGTGTGCAGAACATCTTAAATGAGAATGCTCTCACCAGTCAACAACAAGCGATAATCAATCTGCTTCCTGCCTCCTTCACGACTGCTCAAGCCATAGAGTTGGCCGAGCAGAACGGGATGAAGGAGCGGACGTTTCAACGCTTTCTCAATGACAACATCGGAACACTGTTCCGCAAAGAGAAGCATGGAGAATATTCAAAGATTAACCCGTGACATTTTTGTCGGTTTTGACGCTTTCCAAGCGAAGACGACAATAACGACAAAAGTGACACACTAAAAAAGACAACAATGAGTACACATAGATTCATATTAGAACCCTACAAAGGTGTCAGCACCCGGCACACTTGCCCGAACTGCCATCGCCAAAGATGTTTCTCCAAGTACATTGATACGGAGAAGCGAATCCAGTTTCCCGAGTATGTGGGACGTTGTGACCATGAGCAGAAATGCGGGTATCACTTCACGCCTCGTGATTACTTCGAGCAGAACCCGGCAGAGAAAGAAAAGTTCTCAGAAACCACCTTTAGAAGCTATGCTTCTGTTAAGGAGGCGCAGCCCGTGGCCACCTCTTACATTGATTTGGATATTGTCAATCAATCATTACGAGGCTATCCGGTGAACAAGTTGTTTCAATTCCTATCGGCTCAGTTCGGAGAGACCGAAACATTGAAGCTGATGAAGAAGTATAAGGTGGGCACATCCAAGTATTGGGACGGTGCGACTGTATTCTGGCAAACGGACAATCAAGGCAGAGTCCGCACTGGGAAGATTATGCTTTACAATTCGGAGACTGGTAAGAGAGTAAAAGAACCATACAATCATGTCACATGGGTACACTCTGTATTGCACAAAGGGGATTATAATCTGAAGCAATGTTTCTTTGGTGAACATCTGCTTTCCGAGAATAAGCGCCGACCTGTTGCACTGGTCGAAAGCGAAAAGACTGCCCTCATCGCCTCCTACTATCTACCGCAATTCCTATGGATTGCTTCAGGTGGAAAGAACGGTTGTTTCAATGCCAACAGTCTGTCTGTTCTTGCCGGGAGAAGCGTTGTCCTGTTTCCCGACTTGGGCGCAACTGACTATTGGCAGAGCAAAATCGGGCTGATGAAAAGTTATGGAATTGAGGTACAGATATTCGATTATTTGGAGGCCAACGCCAACGAAGTAGAGCGAAAAGAAGGATATGACATTGCCGATTATCTACTCAAAGTGAAGCCTGACGAAGCTGTACTTCAACAGATGATAAGGAGAAATCCCGCTCTGAAAATACTGATAGATGCCCTCGATTTGAAGTTCATCAGTGTACAACGAGGTATCCCTCATCCGAAGGTTTCACCACCTAAGAAACGAGGCTTCAGACTATGACCGAGAGGGAGAAAAATGAGACTTTTTTTACTGTAGCAAGTTAATGTCGGTGTATTACATTCCCCGACCACTTGCTCCTCAAAAAGTCTGAGGAGGCGACTCCCGATGGTCACAAATTATTCACTAAAAGACAGAATCAAAATGGAAAAGAAATATACGATAACGCTCCGTCTGACAGACATGCAGTACACATTACTTGGTGCAATTTGCAGACGGACTAAAAGGAATCAAAGTGAGGTCATCCGCTCGTTCATCGAGAACGGTTCGGTACGTGAACGAATTTCGCAAGAGCATATCTACATCATCCGTCAGTTGATTGGCGAAAGCACCAATCTCAACCAGTTGGCGAGGCAGGCAAACACCTACGGATTCTCTGCCGTTGCCAAGCGATGCGAAGAAATGGCGGAACGTATTAACCAACTTATAAAACGACTAAAAGATGATAGGTAAGCAAACAAAAGGGACATCGTTCGGTGGATGCGTCTGCTACGTCCTTAAAGAAGAAAAGTCCAAGTTGCTGAAAGCAGTCGGAGTGGACGGAACACCCGAACAGATGGCAGAGCAATTTGAGTTACAATCGTTGCTCAACGACAAGGTAAAGAATATTGTCGGACACACTTCGCTCAACTTCTCTCCCGAAGATAGCGACCGTTTGAAACACGATGATGCGCTGATGTTACAAATCGCTCATGACTACATGAAGCTGATGGGTATTCAAAACACGCAATACATCGTTGCCCGGCACATTGACCGTGAGCATCCGCATTGCCACATCGTCTTCAATCGGGTGGACAATGACGGCAAAACGATTAGCGACAAGAATGACTTTCGCCGGAATGAGAAAGCCTGCAAAATGCTAACGGCTAAATATCGGCTCCACTTCGCCAATAGTAAAGACCATATCAATGAGGAACGACTGCGCCCATACGACCGGGCAAAGCATGAAATATACAAGGCATTGAAAGAAGAACTGCCGAATGCCAAGAGTTGGAACGAACTGAAAGACGCTCTTACTGACCGGGATATTGATATGAAATTCAAGGTTAGTCGGATGACACGGGAAATACAAGGCGTTAGGTTCGAGTATGGTGGTTTCTCGTTCTCCGGCTCAAAGGTCAGCCGTGAGTTCAGCTACATGAACATCGACAATAGACTGGAAGAGAATGCCTGTGCATCCATGTTTGACTCTGTCAACCAGAAGCCTAAGCATGAAGAGGCAGAGGTGCAACAAAGCGTTTCTCATTCTGATAATGCTGGCATCAGTCTTGGCCTGCTAAACGGTGGTTCATCTTACGATGCTACTGCCGCAGAAGAAGCCGAGTTCAATCGCCTAATGAAGAAGAAAAAGGCTAAGCGCAAGCGAGGCTTTCATTTATAATCAATTTATTAACAATTAAAACTTTATCAATTATGTTACACAACGATTTAATTTGTGATTTCAATCTCTACCTGTGTGAGCAGTTCGGCTACAGAAACAGTTGTAGCGTGATGCAAAATGCCAATGGCTTTTGCGTGGACATCCGTGAGCGTGATTTAGACTGCTACATCCGCTTCTGGGAGTACAGCAACGGCGTGGGAAATTTTCCTGACTGGAGCATCATCATCGTGCGCAGCAACTTCAAGAAGAACCAAGAAGAAAATCTGAAGGACTTGGCCCGCTTCTTCAAGGAGTACATGCCACGCTATGGTTACAAGTACCTCTGTTCCGAAGGTGATGGTTACGGGTATTACCAGACGCTCAGTTTGAAACTTGTCAGGAAAGACTTTTTCGGACACAATTATGCACTGGCACTGAAGGATTTGAATGTTTGATTCTTTGCTTTGAGTTAAGGAGGGGAAGATTTTCCTCTCCTTTTCCATTTACACAAATTTGTTCAGATATTGCTTTAGAATCGTATTAAGAGCGAAGAAATTACTCTATCGTATTCCTTCGCTCCATCAAATACCTATTTTCTCAATGATTTGAATACCTTGGCAATGCAACGCTTCTTCTGTTCCATATTGGGATGAACATAAAGATTGAGCGTTGTTGAAATGTTGGAGTGTCCCAAGAGGACGCTCACCGTTTTGTAGTCGCATCCAGCTTCAATACAACGTGTTGCAAAGCTGTGGCGCAGACCGTGATATTTCAATTTGGGGATACCGAGCTTGGTCATCAGTTTGTTGTAGTAATTGCGGTAAGTGCGTGGTTCTGTAGGACGCTCATCATTGGTTAGTACATAGAAATCGTCATTGATTACTTTCTTCAGAGGCTTAATCATCGTAAGTAGTTCCTTGCTCATAGGTATCTCACGACAAGAGTTCTTCGTTTTAGGTGAGTTGATAACAAGCTCAGTGTGCTTTTCCTTCCCCTCTATGATGTAGATACGTTCAATGGTACGACTGACGGTTATCGTGCCATCAGTTACATTGATATCGCTCCATTTCAAAGCACATATCTCTCCGATGCGTAGCCCTGTGCTAAGGCTAATATAAATACCAAGCCCTGCAAAAGTAAAATGATCTTGAATGTAGTTCAGAATTGTTCTGTGATTGGCTACAGATAGCACTTCAAGTTCTTTGTTTACTGAGGATGTAGGGTATTTAATATCCCATTCGTAATAGCTCATCCATTCGTTCTTGACCCCGAACTTCATTACCATTTTAAGGACTATAAGAATGTCCTTGACAGATTTTGTGCTTAGCCCACTTCCCAATTTCTGCAAGACGAATGCTTGCACTTCCTTTTCATGGAGAGAATCACTGTCACCAAAATACGGAATGATGTGGTTCTCCAAGATTAGCACATAAGCAGCCATTGTAGACTGCTTCACGTAGGGTTGCTTGTACTCTTTCCAAGCCACCGCAATTTCTCTAATTTTTTTGTTGCTCATATTATTTGATAAATGATAGGTCTATAATTAGAGAAATATAATGTATGATGTTCCCCATTTGAGATTCCCAGAGTTTAGTGGGGAGTGGGAGAAGTACAGACTATGCGATGTCGCCTCAATCGTCGGACGTATAGGCTTTAGAGGTTATACAACGAATGATATAGTTACTAAAGGGAAAGGGGCGATAGCCCTCAGTCCAACAAACATCGAAAATAACAAATTGACTTATGATAAGGATAATACCTACATCAGCTTTTATAAATACGAAGAATCACCAGAGATAATGATCAAACAAGGAGATGTGATTTTCGTAAAAACGGGATCCACTGTTGGGAAAGTTGCCTATGTAGATAAGCTTATTTGTAAAACGACTCTTAATCCGCAGGTTGTTGTATTGAAGGATATTCAATGTGACAACTATCTTCTTAGTGTGTTAATGTCAACCAACAAATTCCAAAATGCCATAAGGAAAATAATAGTTGGTGGTGCCGTTCCGACATTATCACAAGCGGCAATGGGTGATATTGTAGTAACAATGCCTCAAGCCACAGAACAAGAGAAACTTTCAAAATTCATTTCGTTACTTGATGATCGCATCGCCACCCAAAACAAAATCATTGAGGATTTGAAAATACTAAAGTCCGCAATTATTGAAAAGCATTATCGGTGTGTAAAAAAACACAGTGTTCGTGTCGAGGAGTTGGGTAAACCTTTTTCTGTCGGTAATCTATCAAAAGATGATTTGTCTGAGATTGGAGTACCATGTATAATTTATGGTGAGCTTTTCACGACATATGGAGCAATAATAAATAAGGTAGAAAGCCATACTAAAAAAATTGATGGAATGACTTTAAGCAGAAAAGGGGATTTGTTATTTCCTTCTTCTACAACAGTTGATGCTGTTTCCTTAATTGCGCCTTCTGCCATTAATGTAGATGGTGTGATTTTGGGAGGTGACATGTTTGGAATACATGTTAATTCCAACTTCGATGCTCAATATCTTAGTTATTTCTTTAATCATATAGCAAAGAATCAGTTTGCAAAATATGCCAAAGGTAGTACAATTATACATTTACATCACACGGATATAGATAAAGCCAAACTATTATTGCCTTGCTTGGAAGAACAAAATAGAATGGCTATGTGTATGGTTTCATTAGATGAGAAAATAACTATTGAGAGCGCAATTCTAAAAACAATGTTGATTCAGAAATCATACTTACTTCGGCAGATGTTCATATAAACATTTGGCGAAGTAGGTATTGCTTTCCCTTCTGAAAACGTTGTAATAGCATATCTTCATTTGTGATTTTTCTGTCTATTGTTGTAAGAAATGCGGAAATACTTTCCTGTATTGCCTTAGAAGTCAAAAGGATATGGAACTTCTCTAAATCTTTTTTCTGAATGTTGGGTAGTCCTGTACCTATTCTTAACTTCATTATAGAACTTTCTTGACTTTTCAAATAGTGATAGAGATAGAGCTTGCAAACATTAGGTTGAATATTATTGAGAGTATAGCAATGTCCACCACTCCAAAATGCGTCCCTGTTATATTGTATATATCCACATGAGTTTCCACCCTCGCTAATAGATATAGTATTAGCAGGTGTGTTGCATTGGTCATAATAGCCCGATGGTTCTACCCCTCCATTCATAACATAGAACTTACCTGTTTCAGAAAGGTCTTCACCATTAACTTGCTTGCCTTTCTGTATGATACATACATCTGAAAGAGATAGAATATCACCATCTGTTGAATTGAATAACCTTTCTGCTATTGCGGACATTTCAGTTACACAATCCTTAATCAAAGGAATTGTTGACGAATTGATGACTGTTCTTTTGAAGGGAGAACTATATCCGTTTGCTTCTTTATATATTAAAGCTGGTGAAGGCGGAACTCCAACGACATCGGTAAGTAAATATTATTCTGGAGGTTCTATTCCTTTTATTAAGATTGATGACTTGTCTCAAAAATATCTGACAAGCAATAAGGATTTTATAACAGAACTGGGTATGCAAAAATCATCAGCATGGCTTATTCCATCACAGTCTGTAATATATTCTAATGGTGCGACCATAGGAGCAATATCTATAAATAAATACCCAGTTTGTACCAAGCAAGGTATTTTGGGCATTGTTCCGAACATAAATGTCAATGTGGAGTATTTGTATTTGCTGATGTCTTCCTCTTACTTCTCAAAAGAAGTAGGCAGAATTATTACAGAGGGGACGATGAAAACTGCATATCTTAAAGACATTAATCATATCAAAAGCCCATTGCCATCTAAGGCTCAACAACAGAATATAACAAATCTAACATCCTCAATAGAGAAGAAACTTTCTATGGAACAGAACTGCTTAAAATTCTTGAAATTACAGAAACAACATCTATTGCGTACGATGTTTATATAAACAACATACGCAATAAGTAAGACTTTTGTGCGCTTAGTGATATAATAAGATTTTGCTCCACAACTAACTTTTGCTCAATGTTATGCAACAAAGACGCAATCCTTATCTGATTCTCAATGGATGGGCAGAATACTTTTGCTTTCCCATAATCTTTGAAATAGATATGAGGAATAGCCATTCCTGTTATATATGGAGTGAAATTGAACGCCATAAGTGCATAATATAGGTAAAGAACTGAGTATTTCCCTTTAGCTGTTAGGTAGTTGAGTGTTCCAATTACAGAATAGCAGTCATTAGCATACGATAAAGAGCCAACGCCAGAACCGTCTTTGACTATTAAAATTGACTCACCATTATAAGCGTAGCCGTTCGTATAGCCAATAAGCCCTGTGGCACCATATACAGGATATGAGCCAGTTGCAGATACACAATTTTCTTGTAATGTGGATGAATGGCATTCTAGGCAATCACACAAGCGTACATTGGGAGTTCCAGATTGTGTAAGTTGTGCAGCAAGTCCTTTGATTAAGGATTGCAGTTTCTCAATGATTTTGTTTTGGGTGGTGATGCGATCATCAAGCAATGCCAACAAATGTCCTATTTTCTTTTGTTCCTCAATAGACGGTAAAGCAATTGGCATATCTGCAATCATTTCCATTCTTACAGAATCAACAGAATTTTTAGCACTCATTCGCTTAACACGATTATAGAAATTCCCTGCGAAGTATGAATACAGATACTTACCATCACATTTGAAATCGCTCAGAATGTAAACGCGCTGATGTACACCGATTTTCCCTGTGGAATAATGGAAAACCTTACCAACACCTACGCCGTCACCAGCTGTTAGAATAGCCTCTCCATCAAAGGTCCATGAGTTAATTCGTTCAACAATTTGCGAGCGAACATAAAATGGATAGATTCCATTATCGGACTTGTCTTGGGTGTTCTTATTGCCAGTTCTTATATTGCATACATCCTTTAACCTTTTCCTTTCCCACTCCCCACTAAACTCTGGGAATCTCAAATGGGGAACATTGAGGACTTTATTTTTATTATCTGTTGCCATAGTTGTCTTTATTTTGAAGGATTAAGGTTAAATGGGAGCAATGAGTTTCCATCGTTGCTCTCATTAAAACGGTCGAAATCCGAAATGTATGATTGATCTTGAATCTGTTTATATTTCTCGTACTCGCTATAAGCTTTATCTCGCGCTTCCTCTTGTGATACCTTTCCGGCTGTATCACATTGTTCATACCCCATAGTGGCAAGATATTGCTGGAGGAACTTCTTCCAATCGTCCATTGTGGAAACAATATGACGTTGGGCACGAGATTCCGCCGTATCAAGGAAAGCTGTAGTGATAAGATTTAGCTGAGATAGTTCTGTGTCCGACAAATAGTTCTTCGCAACGATGGTATCAGACTTCTGCACTCTCCCATCAGGAGCTTTCTTCCAAGTGGTAAGTCCCATATAAGGTTGCTCAGAGTCTGCCCGTTGATAGATGATTTCCGCAGCCGTCTGATGAGTAACGGCAAGGTGCATCATGTTCTGCACCATCTTGAAGAACAGTTTTGTGCTTTCTGATTTTGCATCATAATCCGCACTGCACTCTGCATAGATGTCTGTTATCTTTTGGTAATATCTACGCTCTGATGTGCGTATTTCACGAATGCGTTCCAGCAAATCGTCAAAGTAGTCCTTGCCGAAGTGCTTACCTTGCTTCAATCGTTCATCATCAAGAGCATAGCCTTTAATGATAAACTCTTTCAGTACGGACGTCGCCCAGATACGGAACTGAGTCGCTTGATAACTATTCACCCTGTATCCTACGGCGATAATTGCGTCAAGATTATAGACTAACGTGTTATAGTCCTTTCCGTCATTGGCAGTTATTGGAATTTTTCGAATAACTGAATTTTCGCTTAACTCGCCACTTTTGAATATCTCTTTGAGATGGTAGTTTATTGTACTCACATCTACGTTGTACAAGTCAGCCATTCTTTTTTGAGACATCCAGAAAGTCTCACTGTTGAAAATGACTTCTACACGGGCTTCTCCTTGGGCTGTTTTGTATAGCAATATATTGGAACTTATCGAATTATGAACAAGCTCAGCCATAGAAACAGATTGGCCGAAATAGTCTCGTGCTTGTTGGACAAGCACTTTCCTATTATCGGCATTTTCCGCTATAATCATACCTGCCATACGAGACAAACGAAAGATGGTCACTTTGCGGAATGAGCCGTTTCCTATCTTTACCATGTCAACCGCTTGGTTGAAATGTTCGTCCACGTTCATCCCTTTCTCTACGGCAACCTTGATGGCTTTATCAATAACCCGTTGGAATTTCCAATAAGCGGAATAGCCCATTGCACCACAGAGGTCGCGGGAACTCCAGTAGTCATTCCCGTTCTCGTCCTTGCGGCGTAGATTCTCAAACGAAGGTGTCATTTGAGGTATATTGTCATTTTCTTCCATCTTGCGAATTTCCGTTAGACTATTCTACAATCCCTAACTCTTTCAAATATACCTCAATCTCCTTATCAAGTTCGGCACGTTTGGCTTCCAATTCCTTGATTTCAGCCATTACCGCCTTTATGTCAATAGGTTCCTCTTCTTCAAAGGTATCAACGTAACGAGGAATATTCAAATTGTAATCGTTCTCCTCCACCTCTTTCAAGGTAGCCAAATGACTGTACTTCTCGATTTCCTTACGGTCACGATAGGTTTCGACAATCTTTCGGATATGCTGCTCACGGAGCTTGTTTTGAGTCTTGACCTTTTCAAACTCTTTGCTGGCGTCAATAAACAAGATATTATCATCTTCCTTACGACACTTCTTGAATACAAGAATACAAGTAGGTATGCTTGTGCCATAGAAGATATTGGCAGGCAAACCGATAATGGCATCCACATAGTTTTTCTTCTCTATAAGGAAACGACGAATAACGCCCTCGGCATTACCTCGGAACAATACACCATGTGGGGCCACACATGCCATTGTTCCACCCTCATTCAAATGATAAATCATGTGTAGGATAAAGGCATAGTCGGCAGTCTTACGTGGAGCAAGTCGCCCGGCCTTACTGAAACGGTCGTCAGTGTTGAATTTGTCGGCAGCACTCCATTCGGCAGAGAACGGAGGATTTGCTACCACCGCATCAAACTGGGTATCCCCAAAGGCATCCCATTCAAGTGTATCACCATTCTCAATTTTGAAGTTGCTGAACTTGATGCCGTGAAGCAGCATGTTCATTCGGGCAAGGTTGTATGTTGTCGGATTCTTCTCCTGACCGTAAATGTCAACTGCTTTTCCTATACTTGCAGCACGGAGCAATAACGAACCACTACCGCATGTTGGGTCATAAACATTGCGCAAACGCTGGTGACCTATAGATACGATTTCTGCCAAAATACGGCTGACTTCCTGCGGAGTATAGAACTCTCCGGCTTTTTTTCCTGCACCTGCCGCAAACTGCGAAATCATATATTCGTAAGCATCACCCAAGATGTCAATTTCCTGCGAAGCCTCTACTCCAAAATCAATATCGTCCAGTGCCAAAAGTACATTGCTGACGAGAGTGTTTTTGTCGTCTGACGTCTTGCCCAATTTCGGAGAAGCCAAGTCTATGTCAGAGAACAATCCACCGAAATCTTCTTCGCTGTCCTGCCCAAGAGTGCTATCCTCAATACGTTTCAATGAACGCTCCAGCATAGGAAGAATGTTCTCTTTCCGCTTGATAGCCTCAATTACGGACGAGAACAAGAACTTAGGTTCGATGAAATAGCCGATATTCTCCAAACACTGGTTCTTGGCTTCCTCTTGTAGCTCCACAGCATCGGCATCTTCCATTTCCCATAATTCCTTGAAGGTTATTTCATCATCCACCAAGGCACTATTGGCGTACTTTTCTATTTTCTCCGACAAGTATTTATAGAAGATGAACCCCAATGTGAAGTACATAAAGTCGCTTGCCGACATATTACCACGCAAACGGTTTGCGACCTCCCAAAGTTGGTCGCGGAGTTTCTGTTGTAATTCTTCGCTCATAATCTCTTATTCCTTATTCTTATCAATTTCCTGTTTTTCTATCATACGACGCATATCATCCAGTATTTGCCCCTTATATGAAAAGTATTTTGCGCCTTGATATGCTCCAGAAGTGTTTTGTTTTTCTTCGGGCATAAAAGTTCCGACAAAAGGTGATAATTTATAAATACGGCCTTCATATTCAATCGAATCATCACTTGCCACTTTCACCTCAGTTCGTGTAGGTATAAAAGTAATAGTCTCACCTATCTTGATGCCAACCATACTGAATTTAAATCGCCCACGTTTCACTACTCGTTTTGTGGCTTCTGGCGATTTTTCTTTTTCCGGGTGAGGTACGGGTTTATTGTCTTTATAGATAGTGACAACCGCATCGTCAATCATTTTGGCTATATCATTGAATATATCCAATGCTATTTGTGGAGGAACATTGAAAAACTCACGATTCTGCCGAATACGCAAATCCGTCAATCGGTCTATGGTCTTATGAACATGTTTTTCAACATCATTATATTTCACGGTTTGGATAGTTGCATAAATCTCAAACGGCAAAGGCACCGCTGTATTATCCAATTCCTTTGAACGAATATCTACAGGACGAGAACTCTTACCGATTTTAACCCAATCCTCTCGAAAGCTTGGATTTGTCAAAATATAAACATATCCGGGTTCATTTATTTTTGCCATACGTATATTATTCCCAATTAAAGGTTCTTATTATATTACGCAATCTTTCCATTATTCTCGTCAAAGCCTTTCGAGTTTTGATAAGACCAAGATGCTTCTCTTTCAACGCCTTTTGTATGATTTCCGGCTGCTCCTTTTGCAGATAGTCATACTCCTTCATATAGAGATTTAGTACATCTGCTGAAATTTGTTCTTCATCGGCCAAATCGCATACAGCCTTGTTGCGCTCAGACACGATATATTGGTTCAGACGTTCTTCCAATTCATTGGTACCATCAGCCTTGTTGCGCCCGTTCATGAAGTTCTCTTTGTCCTCATCCACATTCTTCTGGATAAATCCATCAATGAGTTTTGCCTTACCTCGCATTCCGGCATCCTTAATCATCGTATCAAGAATATGCTGACGCTTTTCTGAATAGTCTTCGCTATAGGGGTCAAGTTCCGCAATGAGTTCAAGAATATACGCCACATTGATAATGTCGCTGTGTAGAAGCTCAAGGCAGAAATCTATATCTTCCAATCCCTGTTCATTTCCGTATGGAACGGGGTCTTCCGCTACGACAGAGGGTGTTGCTGGGGGATTGATAAATCCGACAGTTATATCAAGGTATTTACTCTTATAGTCGTTAAACTGTTGCTCGGTCATTCCGAGGTCATCTGCATCCTCGCTGTAATCCTCGTATATCTGAATCTCAGCATGTTTGCGAATGATGTCACGAAACGCAAGCACAAAATTTTTCTTGTCATTCTCGCTTTGCAGAAGGTCTATGCTGCTGGGTGTAGAATATTTCTGCAAGAACTCAGTGGCTAAGTCTTTATATTCTTTTTTCACTTCCTCAAACGGAGGACGTACTATATCTTCAGGATTATTGGAATTGCTGAATAGCTTGATGGATGTATCAACATTATTTTTCAAGTCACGAAAGCACACAATCTTGCCGAATCGTTTCTTCTCGTTCAGTACACGATTGGTACGACTGAATGCTTGCAGCAAACCGTGATATTCCATATTCTTATCCACATAGAGCGTATTTAGCTTCTTGCTATCAAAACCAGTAAGGAACATTCCTACGACAAGACAAAGGTCAAGCGGCTTCATGTCCGCTTTCTTCTTTTTCATTCGTAGGTTGATGTCGTCATAGTAAGCACGGAAGTTCTCTGTGGTAAAAGCAGTGCCATACATCTCGTTATAATCATCCATGATGGCTTGCAATTCATCTGCCTCACCTACACTTTCACTAACATAATGTCCCGTACCCATACCTGTCTGCTCATCATCCTGACTGCTATTGGCAGCGTATGTAAATACCGCCCCGATACGAATTTTAGGATTTAGTGCTTTGAAAATCTTGTAATATCGGATAAGCATAGGCACCGATTGTACGGCAAACAAGGCATCAAACTCACCATCGAATGTGGATTTGTTGAAATTGTTAAGGATAAACTTGGCAATTTCTTCCATACGACTTTGATTGTCGTTATCAACGACCTCATTTCCATGATAATACTCTACAAGGAAGCCAAGTACATTTTCATCGGCAATGGCATCCTTAATGAGATATTTGTGAAGGCAGTTGCCAAATATCTCTTTCGTTGTATGTCCATCTACGGCATTTTCAGTAAAAATAGGAGTACCCGTAAAACCGAATATCTGGGCATTATCAAAGAACTTCATAATCTTCTTATGGCTGTCCCCGAAATGACTGCGATGGCACTCGTCAAATATCATCACGATACGAGAGTGGCGGATAGCGTCTATTTTGTTGCTATACCATGTCTTGCTAACTGCGGCATTCAGTTTTTGAATGGTGGTGATGATAATCTTGGAATTACTTTGAAGTCTTTTTACAAGTTCGTCTGTATTATCAGTACCATCCACAGCTCCCGGTTCAAATGCTTCATATTCCGATTGCGTTTGTGTGTCTAGGTCGTGACGGTCAACAACAAACATCACCTTATCCACATCATCCAATTCTGATACAAGTTGCGCTGCCTTGAAAGAGGTCAATGTTTTTCCCGCACCAGTTGTATGCCAGATATAACCATTGTCATTGGAGTTCTGCACGCGATCCAATATCTTTTCCACGGCATAGAACTGATAAGGACGAAGTACCATCAAGCATTTATCGCCTTCATGCAATACGATGTATTTCCCAATGATTTTGCCAAGCGTACATTTCTCCAAAAAGAACACGGCAAACTTGTCCAATTCGTTGAACGGATGGTTGGCAGCATCCGTCCAGTTGAATGTAAACTTATAGCCACTATTTGGATTGTTTGCAAAATAGCGAGTGTTTACACCGTTGGAAATGACAAACAACTGGATGTAGTCAAATAGTCCGTGAAATGAAGTCTTGTGATAACGCTGTATCTGATTGTATGCTTGTTTTAGTTCAACTCCACGGCGTTTCAGCTCTATCTGCACCAATGGCAAACCGTTGATGAGAATAGTCACGTCATAGCGGCACTTCTTGCGACCTTCAACTGTAATTTGGTTAGAAACCTGAAACTCATTTTGACACCACTGCTGCCTATTGAGAAATTCAACCCAAATACGTTGTCCGTCTGCTGTATCAAGAGGATAGAGGTCACGGAGTTTCTTTGCCTTTTCAAAGCGAGTGCCACCTTCAAGGTATATGAGAATCTTTTCAAACTCTTCTGTTGTAAACTCACTGCGCCCATGCTCCTCCAGCCGTTTACGGTTGTGGATTTCCAACTGTCGTTTGAAATTGGCATACAAATTATCTTCTTCTGCAATTTGAACGTATTCATAGTCCATTTGTTGAAGAGTTGCTATTAGTCCGGCTTCCAATGCCGATTCGCTTTGTATTGACATATCCTCACTTTATAATAAGTAGTTACTACTTGTTTATCTTATTGCCCTGTATTTTGATGGTCAATGTTATTCACTTCTATAAAAGTTGCGAATGAATCAAAAAAACATCAGGCATGATTTTATTGTAATCGTTCCTTTTTATCCGTTATCAAATCCTTTAAATCAACTTGTAGTATCTCTGCAATCTGCTGTAAAGTATCCAAATTAGGCTGAATCCGATTACACGCATAGGCATTAACCATGCTGAAACTTTTGTCGAGCTTCTTTGCCAACCATGTCTGGGAAATTCCTTTTTCTGAAAGGACAGCCTTTATTCTATTAAGTTTCATTCTTTGATACGATTTTATGATGCAAATATAGTGAATTATATTCGATAATCGGAATCGTTTTTGTACTTTTGCATCATACGTAGCTCAATTTTGGGCATAAAACTCAAAAAAACAAATAAGATCATGCATATATTTGACAAATACCTAAATGATGAAAACGCAGATAAACGTGAACGTGCCAAACTTTGGCGAACATCTATTGGTTTACAGGCTGTTGATAATCTCACGATTTCGGCTTCCTTATTGAAATGGCACGTAAACATATAGAGAGAGAAATATCAATGGATGAATTCAATAAAATGATAGAAGATTATTACGCACAAAAACGGCTAAGAAATGACTTAAATGCTTACATATAATATTGTCGCATTTAAGTTATTCGATATTTTCGAATGGCTGAACGATTAGAATCATCACACTGATGTAGTAAAAGGTTACACCGAATAAATAATAACCCTCATAATGGTTAGTTTATGCTTCAATCGAAATGAATTTGTGCATTCATTGAGTTGACAGAGTATCTGTCATCCTGGGCGCAGTCGAAGAGTCTCCTCCATTGCTCTTGTGTAGAAATGCACAAACATATACCGAGAAAAGTATAAATATTGGTTAGCTCATCTATTCCCGAATAAGTGCCTAAAAATTTGAATAAATATCAAAATGAGAATACCTGATGAAATAATTAGACAACTTCACGAAATTAACTGTGAAGATGCCGCCAAACGCTTTGGACTTGATGTCAAAAAACATATGGCTCATTGTTTTAAGCATAATGACCGTACTGCAAGTCTTGGCTTTAGAAATAATCATTGGAAATGCTTTTCATGCGATATAGGTGGAGACGCAATAACTTTTATTCAAGAAAAATTCTCTGTATCTTTCGTTGAGGCTTGTATAATTCTGGCTAATGAATATGGTGTTCACATCCCTTCTGTTGAAAGACGGTCTGCAAGATGGAAAGATTCTGTTATAAATCTACCCCGAAGGGAATCAACTAATGACGTTTCACCTCTTTTCGATCGAGAGGTTGCTGAATTTATAATGGAACACACAACCCTGACAAAGACAGGAATTAATTTTTTACGAAGTCAGAGGAAAATTAAAAGTGATGTAATTGAGTCCTCCAAGATTCATTCTATTGATAACGTGAATAGTTTAAAAGATATAATACAAGTTCAATTCGGAATAAATCGATTAAAAACAGCGAAGGTGTTAACATCGAATGGAAAATATCTAACTATTGATGCACCCTCATTAATCATTCCTTACTATGATGAGAGTAATAATCTAATAGGTTTGCAGACTCGATATTTGGGAAAAGATAATCCAGATTTTCACATACCAAGATTTAAAAGAATATGTGGCTCATCGATTAGATTATATAACCTCCCAATTTTGGAATCAATGCAACATGGTGCAAGACTTTTTATTACTGAGGGCATAACAGACTGTTTAGCCATGTTATCAGTAGGTTATGATAGTGTAGCACTGCCTAGTGCGACTTCGTTACCAACTGAAGATCTTACCAAACTAAAAAACTACAATCTTTATATGATAGCTGACCAGGATAAGGCAGGAAATGATGCTTTCATAAAGTTATATCGACTTATGCTCAGATTCGGGTGCGAAGTAAAAAGTATTAAACTTCCAAGCGGTGTTAAAGATTTTTGTGATTATTATCTAAAGATTACAAAGGATTAAACAATATGGAAAACATATACCCCAGTAATCTCGAACAAGTTTTATTTAAGGACTTGAATAGAGAGGTATTATACAAATTGTTCATCAATAGTAATGCCCAATCAATGAATGTAGATGAGATCGGTATGATTGATGAAGGAGTACAGTCATCGCCTAAAGAGAGAGAGGTAAGACATAGAGTAGAGAAGCTATTATTCTTGAATTTATTGATGGATTATGATTTAGAAAATCAGATAGAGCGAAGGAAAAACGCCAAGTATGATTATATGAACGGCCTTCTTCTATACATTGCCTCGAATCATCATTTCAAATATGGGTTTGGATATTTTAAAGACAATATACAATCATTTGATAATATGCTTGGACAATGGTGTAAATTCCTGAACGCAGTTATATCTGATATCAAGGTTCTTCCTGTTATCAAACTGGACCAGCAGATCGCTGTTGAATTTGGAGAAATTCTTAATATAACGTTATCAAAGGATGTTATTTACGATGTGAAGATTAACATGGATAACTTTGATAGGTTATTTAGGGAAATGACCCCAAAATACGACTTTTGTATAAGAGTTGATAAGGGTACATTTGAGTGTGGCAAAAGCGATGGGAGCGGACTACAGAGCAACTTATATAAGGCATTCTCAGAGCTTAATCGATTAATACAGACATTATCGTCAAAATAGAAATTAGTACACATAGAATTATGAGAACCGAATTAAGAGAGCAAATACTATCAGAGGAGAATATTTATAAGGCAATTTTTGCTATGGAGTCATATATCTCAGAGCGTGATTTGCTCAACCCCGAAGATCTGGATACATTTCTTCGGCTAAGAGATAAATATGACTTTAATGGCATTGTTTCAGATACTATTGAAAAATGTAAGAAAACTCTAAACCAATTACTTGATGATGAAAACGAATTGTTAGAAGTCAACGTTTTCTTTAAAATCAAGAAACTGAGTTCCGAAGGAAATACAATTGTGGAGTATCGCCCATTGCACACGGCTAGCCTCGTCAATCAGATTTGTATGGCATCAATGCTTATGCCTTTAATGTTTGACGATTCCAATGGGAAACGGAATCTATCGGAATTATCACGTATGCTACCTCATAATTTCTATGGTAATATTCCAAGTTGTAATATAGGTAGTATCTTTATGAATTGGACAGAGAAATACCGCCAATATTCTCAAATAGTAACGACTCGCTGTCGGGAATATTCCAAGACACGCGAATATGATAAAGAAATTAGTTTTGACCTTAAAGACTTTTTCCCATCTATCAATCCTTTAAAGATTCTGAATTTTATTTGGAATGCTGTTTCGAGTAAATATAAAGACAATGCTGATAAAAAGTGTCTGAAGACTATTATATCTAAACTTCTATATTTTAAAATTCCCGAGGAGAACATCCAGGGATGGAAAGATGTATATTATAAGGAGCAACAGAACAATGTAAAACCGGTTAACGGTTTCTATCCTGTCCGAGGAATAGCGCAAGGACTACCACAATCATACTTTTTTGGTAATTTATGCATGATAGAAGTCGCTGATTGTATGAGTCATGTTGATAAATTAATGGATTCAGACTCGTATTTCTATGTGGATGATTCAGTCGTATTTGCCAAGAACATTAATTCGGATTTATTTGGAGAATTAATCCAAAGACTCAATAATTCGGTTACTGAATCCCAAAAAGATTGGGAGGAATATCCAGTTATGGGGCATGATTTACTGTCGCAAGCAATGGATATAAATTATAACATACAGTTTCATCCTAATGGAAAGAGTACAATTTGTGATATAAATGACTCTTTTAAAGGTATGGATGGTCTGTTTCTAGTTCAACGACCTGTGTCAATGGGCGGATGGATAAAGGGGAATATTGATGAAGTTGATGATAACGTTGCCTTGAAAAAGCTAACGGTTTTACAGGATGTCGTTAATCTTGAGATAAATAAACTCCGTTCGAAAAGAACCAAACTTAAAGATAATTCTTATGGTGAAGAACGACTTAAGTGGCTCAGACGATACAAACGATATTTTCTATTTAGACAAAGGAAACTGCAAATTCTTTTGAATGGGAAATATGATAAGGAGCTAAAAGCGAAGTTCTATGAAACATTCAAAATTGACGATGTTACATCTCAAGATAAGACTTCAAAAGAACTAATTGATGCCTTATTTGAGGTCTTTGAGGAAGAAATATTCAAATCTGAATTTGAGTTGATTCTAAGAGATATGCCATTCAGCGAGAAAAAAGATTTCTGTGCCAAAATTCAACAATATGATATCGCTCTGTCAAAATATAATTGCAGTACTCTTAGGTCTGAAAAATACTTGTATTACCATAGAATCAGTTCGATGTTATGCAGTGCAGATGTTGCTACTGTGGACGAATATGAATCCCTTTCTCGTGTTGTACGAAGTGTACGTCCTTTCCGTAACTCTGAAAGATTTGTTGAGGCTATAAAGGATACATCTTATAGTGCCAATGATGTGTGGAAATTGTTCCCATTCTTAAATTCAATCACAGGAGTGTCTGATTCCGGAAATCCATGTTTTAATTCAAAAACAGGATTTCCTTCATGGTGCGAGTTTGTTTTCAGAAATTCAGAGAACTTCAGACGTAAAATTTTGAATTGCTGTTTCTCATTCGCTTGTAACATTCAATCTGGAGATAATCTATCAATTTTGAGGTCTGACATTAAGCCAATAAAATACTATGAGTTAAGAATTATATCAATGCTCAGGAATTATCGTTTGAAAATTTGCGATTTCTTCGAGTTTGTGAGATCTCTTGATCCAAAGGATTTGAACGAGAGGATGGATATAGATCTCGGAATTCTTGAAGGGCTCGGTATATACCGTCAAAAGATTCAAGATCCTGAAAAGATTGACCGATTAATCCAAACACATAGACTTGTTAAAAGCCTTTGGCATAATGGTTCCAAATTCTTGAATGCTTATACATTACACAATCACGAACACGCTATCAATCTAATAAAAAATGTAGTTAGGCTCGTAAATAATGTGGATTTTTTGAATTTGAAGGCTAATGATTTCTTCTTGCTATTTAATGCATGTTATCTACATGATATAAGCATGGTTATACATCCGAGTGTATCCTCGTTTAACGATTCTAATGTCAAGTCTGAACAATTAATCAGTAAGTGGCTTAATCGTATGTTGACATTTAACAAAAAAATTGACAATGCCTATAAATCAAATAAATTCGCGATGGACGAGATTCATCGGATTAGGAAAGAAATGGGATTGTCTTTGATTGAGGTATTTCAAGATATTTTTGACTTCTTTGAGAACCGTGTGCGTGAACCTCACGCATATGAAAGTGCTATGTTTATCCGTCATTGGCAAGAAGATATGTTGTCTTTCCTATCAGAGCTTGAAGCTGAAACAATAGCTACAATATCAGATAGTCATGGATGGAATACAACAGATGTATATGAAATGAAATCTTCAGCGAAGGAAGAGTTAGTCAGCTTGAAGTACATGATGATTCTCATACGTTTGGCAGACTTGCTTGACTTGGCAAATGATAGAATAGATTATTTCTTACTGAAGCAAAATCGTTCGCAGATGAGTCCGGTTTCACGATACCATTGGATTTCCCATCTGATAACTGAGCGATATGAATTGGATGTTGATTACGAAATTATTAATGAAAAGGAACTTACAGATCAACCTATCCAAGAACTGATACATCTTGATATTTTCTTAAATGCAGAGATTCTTGCAAATATAGAAGTGCATAAAGAGTGTTGCAGAGGATTTCAAGCAGAACTTACCAAACGTAGAAAAAATAAGATTCCAAAGAACGATACAGAATATAAATGGGCACAGTTGCAAATATCCGTGGCTTATTTTTGTAGTATAGGTCTATATTTTCTTGTTTAA